ACCATGTGGCCGGAAGCAATGTCACGACAGCAGTCGAACAAGGCCATTACAGCCTTGACGTACAGTGGACGTTCCTTCTTGGGAGTGTCGATGACGGTCAGGCGAGTGAAGTTTTGCAGTACCCACTCAATGCGTTGTTCGAACAGTTTCTTGTCGTCCCAACCTTGGTTGGCAATGTCGATGCAGATCATTTCAAAAGCAGAATACTTCTTCACGGATAACACTCCTGTTTGACTAGATATTGCCTGATCTAATTTTGGCCAAGTGCCGATGACGGGCTACCTTGATGGCAGCCTTATCGCCTTGGAAGCGAAGACCATTCTTCTCTTCCAAGTTGTACAGAAACTCTCCTTCCAGTGGTTCGTAGTGTTCATTGCGCTTAAGCGCTTCCCACTTACCATTGGCACGTAGCACGACAGGATAGATACTCATTACATCTCCCTAGTAGTAGCGAATACGAACGTTCTTGTTGAGCTTCTGCATGGTTTCAATCATGTTGGCTGTGCCCTTGGATTCACCGTCCCAGAAGGCCAGCAAACCATGGGCTATATCAGCCATCTGTTTATTACGGATATGTCCAGCGGCCTTGCCATGAGTGTTCCAGTCGGCAGGGTAGCTGTCGCAAACCAAGTGTAATCGTTGAGCAGCCAAGTGAGCACACTTGTCTGCGCCTCGGGCTTCACCCTGTACGATCACCACTTGGAAAGCTTTCAACTCGTTGACCATCAAGCCATAGCCTTCTTGGACTATGCGGTCAACGTCGTTGAAGTCACGCCCACCAGCAACTATCAGCTTGAATACTGGTTTCATGGGATGATCCCTTGAACTTGAAGCCATGGTTTAAGCCAGAGGAACACTTGCACTTCAACGATGAAAATCATCCAAGCGCTTACCAGGAACGTCAGGGTTAAACCCATACCAGCATGGCTGTCCATCAAACGGTACATGCCTATGAGCAGCAGGAAACCTCCTGCCAGGGTCACGGCAATACCTGCAATGACAATGAGTGATAACAGAATCAACATAGTTTGAACTCCTGTGGGCAGCCAGTAGCAACTTCCTTGTCAGCGAAGTCGATCATAGCTTTCTTGTATGGGGAACCTTGGGTTGAGATGTGATAGCCCTGCGCGTATGCACGCCCACGGCGATCCACTTTGTGAGCCAAGTAGAACCGATTGCCTTGGCCGGCGATCAACTTGTAATGCTCATGACTTTGTACTTTCATGCCAAGCCAGTTGGCTTGTTTGTCCACTGCACTCATGTCTGCATTGGCTTCTTCCTCTACACGGCAGAGGAAGTCCAAGTTCAGACTCAAGGCAGTCATGTTCATGCGGTCCAGCACGTCCAGACATACGTCACCGTCATGATGACCTTTGTTCAGGACAACGCTATCAGCACCGATGGTTTGATACGGAGTGTCGCGATTGTCCTCCAGTGGTTCTGGTTTGTGCACCAGCGGAGGCAGGTAAGTACAGTTGATGATGTACTGTTCCAGTTCGCTACTCAGCTCCAAATTGGAGATGATGTGCCAACTGTCAAAGCGGTCATCTTTACGCAGGTCGTACATGTCTGTTTCAGCCAACACGGCCACCATCTCACTGATGGTTTGAATGCTGGCTACCTTGTCGCTGAACTTCAGCACGCCGGCCAACTTGGCACAGAAGCTGGATAGCAGTTCTTCGTACTGACAATAAGCACTGGCGACAAAGATCTCGAACACGAGATCATCCAGGTCCATGGACTTGATAGAAGCAACTCGCAGGTTCTTGGATTCGTAGCTGTATACCTTGTTCACGTAAGTGGCCAACAGTTCAGCCCCCTTGATAAGCAGAGGCTGCACATCTACGTCATTCCTGACGTATTCACGCATGTACTTATCAATGTGGGCACGAGCAAACCGATGTTCATTGGCTAGCTGCATGTCATAGGTACGCATCAACATTTATAGTGCTCCTACTAACAGACGCATCTTGAGTTCTTTGGGTAGTTCATTAACTAGATTAATATTGCTTAATACTTGCCAAATAGCCATGCTGCCACTATGCCTTTCCTCCTTGCGGTATTCATACCAACTAGTGGCATTATTCTTTTTTCGACGTTGTAACACGGTACGACTCTCTACACCCTGTACCCAGTTTCTGCATTTGAAAATGGTTACTTCACCATCTTCTAATGTTTCCTCTTTCGCTACTGTACCATCCGCTTCTACGTAGTAATTAATCATCATAGCGCACCTGCCAACTTCAGCATTTGAATGTATCTAGGTAACTGTTCCAGTTGTTGCGAAGGCGCTTCCAACCACTCTACATAAGTAGGTGGTTTGTTTTTATCTTCTGGCTCTCTCAAGCGATACCATTTACCTAGGGTGTAGTCATACAACCAGGCATGCCCGTTGGTTTGCTGTTTCCACAGTACGTTGTTACCTAGAACTCCAGGCACCGGTACTTCACGGTCCAACACGACTTCTTGCATGTCAGTCGAAAAACGTATCAACCGGTAAGTCATTTCTGATTTCCTTCATGGTTGTAGGTTTAATTGCATCAATCAGTTCAGCCATGGCAATAACTTTGGGTTGCCCTTTGTCCAAGGTCTTCCACATTTCTTTGGGTGAGAGCATGTACCAACTTCTCTTGCCAGTATTCTTACCTGTGCCATGGGCGTAGACCATTCGGTTGGACTTACCCACCCACTTGCGCATGACGGTAACTTCAGGCCCGGAACAGTTACACAACAGTGAGGTAACTGCCCCATCCTTCACGAAGTAAATCTGGTATTGACTCATGGCTTCCACACACTGACGTTATCGGGCAACAGTTCCATGATGCCCTGTACCATGAACCAAGGGTCTTTGTAGTTGGGCGCCTCTACTGCATAGGTCTTATCTGGATTGGCTTCTGCAAGTTCTCGCAAGAGCCTGCCAGCGAAGGAGATCACCGCAAGGTTTGGGCCTTGCCGTGGGAAAATCATGTTCTGGAACAGGCCCACTTTGCTGGCGCAACGCAAACCATAGACGGATGCATCACCATGGTTTTCGAGGATCCACTTGCCCACTTCCTTGGGCAGACTTGGGTACTTCAACGCCAGCACACCGGCTGCACCATTGAGCATGGGCAACTCGTTGACCGAGTTGAGGTTGGAAGCAGTACAGACCAACACGTGGTCTGCGACGGACAGTTGACTGAGTACATCACCTTGCATGAGTTTCATATTGCCCCCACGAGTAAAAGCATTTTTAGTTTAATTGGCATGTCTTTTGTAATTGTCCCTGTGTGCAATCCATAGTCCAATTCTACAAAAACATCATCCTCACACCAGTACACTCGGTTATCAGGATGGACTTTCAGAAAATCTACATCTTCTTCTGCGGTATACTTGTCTGTTACGTTTTTATATTCCTGAGTTTCTCCGTAATAGCGGTATTCAGTGATCAAACTCATATTGCCCCCGCTAATAAAAGCATCTGTAGTTTCTTTGGTGGATTCCAGTGATCGTTAAAATGAAAATTCCCGTTTAAATAAAACACTTGACACCACATACTCTTGCTGTTTATTGGAGCTTCCCATATACAATTATTTGGGTGTTCTTTAATAAACAGTCGATCATGTTCCCAGGTGTACATATCTGTTGCGTCTTCATAGGTATCTGATTCGGCGTCATAGCGATATTCTTTAGTTCCCATTAATCCGCTCCTACTAACTCCATCATTTGAATGAGTTTGGGTTTTTCTTTCATTGGGCGCCAACGACCAGGCACTATTAACTCGTACCAGTGGACTATTTCCACGCCCTTGTACACGAGACGCGAAGTAGCTTTCTTGAAAATGGTATTACCTTTCTCGTACTGAAGGCGTATGTTCTTGCTGAGTATGTTACTACCCAATTGAATCAACTGACCATTATCAACGGTCAGGTATTCCTTCTTGTAGTTAGGATCCTTCACGATCTAAGGCTCCTGTTAGTTCTAACATCTGTAGGTATTTGGGAAGCTCTTCAGATGTTCGTCTGGGCTGCATCAACTCATCGTTTTTGATAATGACTTCTATCCATCCATCAATGGAATAGTAGAAGACTCTGTTACCCTCTTCAGCGAATATCCATTCCTCGTCTTCACTGAGGTCGGTTTCACCTTTCACGGACTCGTTCCTTGTTCCGTCTGGATTCATGTAGTACATGAGAAACATTAGATAGCTCCCGTAAGCTCCATCATTTGTAGTAGTTGTGGTATCTCCTCGCTGTTGACTACGAATATTTTGACTTTACGCAGTTGATAACCACTTATGTTATAAATGAAGTTGACCTTCATCCAGTTACAATTTTTCAGTAAATTGAAACCATTGTGTAGCCATACATCACGTGATTGGTACAGCTCTGACAAGGTAACCAAGTCTTGTCTGTTGAACGCAGAATCTTTACAACCAGTATGGACTATACGTCCTTCTCTCAAGACGAACACTCTGTGGGCCATCTCATCGCTCCAGTAGTTGGCGCATGCGAACAAGCTTAGGCACGTACTCTTCTCTCACTACAAGGCTTAGTACCTTACCGGTATGTTTTGCCTTGCTGAGTAAAAGCCAGTAGTTGTACCTGCCGTTGTACAGGTACATAGCTTGATCTTTCATGACTTCCATCTGATGAACTACTCTGTCTAATTCAAACATAGTGTCATCCACCAGATTGGCTGAATCTATATGTGTCTCACTGCGGACTATGAACAACTGTCCCATGTCAAATCTCCGTCCAAACACCTCGACTATCCAAGGTGTACACAGGATTGTCGTTAACCAGCAGCACTACGTGCTTGACGGTATGCAGATTCACTGTGTTGATCAGGTGCTGTGCATGAGCATGCCCTTCAACCAGTACTTCAAACTGTTGGTTGTTGGCTGCACCCCAGAACAGCACTTTGTACTCGTTGCTCACTGGTTTCATGAACAGTGAACGTATGCTGGTTGCCATAACAGCGTAGAAAACCATCAAGATCAGCACCAGTGGTACCCAATCTATTACAACTTGCGTTGTTGCGTTCATAGCCAATCCTTATGGCGCAGTGGGCCACGGTTAGGTTGAGGTTTGCGTTTATGGTGGTGTTGCGAATCTTTTGAGTAAGCCTTGCACTTACTTTCTACTGCTATAGTAGCTGGATCGAAATCATAGAAAAATATGTATGATCCAGCGTACTTGTCCTTAATTCTTTTCTCTAAGGATCTAAAGTCTATGTCGAATCGTGGTATCTGTGATAAGAAGCTTTTACCGGTACCTCGATTCAGGAACGAGTTGGCGTACATTTCTCTAATGTGATGAGAATTCAGCTCAATTCTTCGCTCTGCTTCCATATCTGCCTTTTCGCCCCACTGCCGCGAATCAAGGACGTGCATGCGACCTTCTGGGTCTGTGCCAATGGTCATGATGATGCCCAAGTCACCATCTACTTCCCCTGGCTCATACACGTCATAAATACGCATGCCACAGTCGGACAAACCAAGGAATACACGTTTCATGGAGAACTCCATACGTTATTGGTTTGTTCTTTATAGTAGGTATGTGTGCTTATGAAAAGAGTGAGCCACCACCCGAAGGTAGTGGCTCGGAAGATCAGAACAGATCCAGCTCTTTCTCTTCGTCACTGCGAACCACAGTGAAGTCGATGATGAGCAGGTCTTTCAGACGCGACATGGCCGCAGCACGTTCTTCGGCAGTCAGGTCTGGGTTGGACAGGCGGTCGATGATCTGCTTGTGCACGACATTGCTGGCTTTCAGCTTGATCGAATCGACACGGACGGTTTCACCACTTTTGGTGGGCAGACCGATGTTCAGGAACGCGGACGCTTTTTCCCATTGCTGATTGGCATTGGTTTGGGCGGAGTTGGTAGTAGCAGTAGTGCGTTTGGTAACGGCCATGATGTAGCTCCATACGGATAAATGAGTAAGTTTGGCAAGATTGCCTTTACAGGGGCGTAGCCCCAGGGATTTTGGATCAGATGACCAGCTTGAGGATTTCACCTTTCAAGCGTGTGATTTCCGCTTTGAGCTTTTCGATGTCGTCACGCTGACGTTGGATGATGTCGTCCTTGTCTTCGACAGGTACGGCACAACCACGTAGCTTCTCCATCAGGTCAGCCAGACCCCAGCCTGTGAACAAGCTTCCCCTCTCCTTCCACGTACCCGTGGTCGGCCAGTAGTCGATCACCAAACCAGGAGCATGGACCTCCAGTTGGTTGCTGCTTTTCACGATGACGGTGTAGCCAGCCTTCTCCAATGCCTCACGGCATTGATCAAACTGTACCTGTTTGCTTGGTTTCATGATCAATCCTTTAGATAGGTGCGAGGCATGCCCGCAGCCAGCGCGTATTGAACGATTGTGTCCAGGTCTTTGACAAGCACCGTGTATCCCTTCGGTGAGGTTACCGTGGGTTCAGCTTGGTTCTTCACCATGGCTGCCATCAGCTCGTACAACTGAGCAATGGCTACCACGTAACCACGGCTCATCAGCAGGTTCTGCAACATCGCTGGGGCCATGTGCAGATTGCCCTTGATGATATCCAGGGCGGGAACAGGCAGTGTCATAGTTGAGTCCTTTAATGAATTGCAGCATGAGGTTGGCTACCAAAGCCACCAGGATGAAACACAGTACTACGTAGATCAGTACCAGTTTGTCTTCACACATAGCGTACTCCTGCCACCTGGAAGACCCATGAATGGCTTATCGGTTTCTTAGTCGAAAACACTCGATTTGAGAACTTTATATTATCGGTTGAGTAGTTTTACACCGTACCCCAGTATTTGTGCTGAGCGCCCAAATAAGGACTCCAGGCAGTGTCAAACAAACAGTTGTCAGGTGCACCCTTGAACATTGGTGCGATGTCACTGTCGTAGTAGCCGGCCAGACCACAACCCAGTCGAGTAACCTTGAAGGTCAGGTCAGGGTGTTCTTCTGCGTACTGCAAGAAGTCACGCACGTGGATACTGATAACAGACAAAGGCAGCGTACGAATACGCATGTCTTTGGTTGGAAGGGCGTAGCAGTTGCCTGTACGCCCTACACCCACGCCGTACTGTGCACCCATGACATTCATGGCGTACTTTGCAGCGCCAGCACCGTGTACACCTGCGAGGTTAGAACCGAAGACAAAGATCATTTCATGAATCCTTCTTGATTGGTTTACAACGGAAACACAGACATTCCTTGGTTTCCAGTTTGGTAGTGCGACAGATAATCTTCATACTTAACTTACTTGCGTAATTCCTTTGTTGAGTTGATTGCGAGCGTAACCCAGAGAGTTACTCCGGGCTTGCTCAGGGTTCATGTAACGATGGCGTTGACGACCACCCCAACCTTCGGTCACGGTGGTAATGCCCATGCGACTTACATGTTCGAAGGCCAACTTGTACAGGGCCAGTTCTTCTTCCAATTGTTTCTTGGTCACACGGGACATTTGTTTACACCTCGTTCATGTATTTTAGTAGAGCACGTCGAGCGAGCTTGTATTCAAGCTCAATTGCTTCGTGCTCATCAGGATAGAAAGAGCCTTTAAAGGCCAACACACGTACAGCCATTTCAAATCGTCTAACTAAACGTCGAGCCTTGGCTTTACGTGCTGATTCAGAGTTGGTTGTGCTCATGTTGTACATGTCACAACCCCCCCTTAACAAAGTGTTCAATGGCGAGATCGACATACATCATCCAAGCCATACGAACACCTTCGCAATAGTAACGATTGTCCTTCCAAATGAAAGGACCATCAGGCACACACTTGAGCAACTGTGGCGTGCCATTGTGATAATCACCCAGCACAGACACAGCACGTTCTTCGAACTTCTTTTGCAAGGCAACTAGGTCCATACCAAATGGCACAGGAACATGTGTCCATACTTGAGGAACGATGGCCTTATCGCCAACTTCGTAGGTAACTTCACCTGCGTTGTTGTACACACAGACATAGCTGTCAGGGTAGTTATGAGCACGACGCCCAGCCAAAGCATGCGCATTGACTTCGCTCATTTGCTTGTTACCAAAGTAAAACTTTGCTTCAGCAGTAGTGATATGAATGGTGCTCATGGTTTAACTCCAATTGGGTTCTTCAAGAGCCCAGCAAGATGCGCTGAGCGATCCAGGATACGAGGACAACAACGACAATCAGGACACTGGCTACACATGCCCAGAACACCTGCTTGAATGGATCTTTGGTCATCTCGTGCAACTTGACTACATGGTGGATGAACACGCAACACATGATGATGCAACACATCACCAGTGATGCCATCACAATTTTAACTTCCATATGTATTACTCAATGATTAGTTGTTGTTGAACGCCTGGCGTGCAGCGACAATTCTATGCAGTATGCCTGGCACTTGTGAGCGCATGGATTTCAAGAAGGTACGCATACCTTCTTCATGCTTGGCCATGTAAGCCCTGCCCAAGTTTTCATAGAACGTCTTGAGGAAGGCATCATCGGAATACTCACACAATGCATGCAACGCACGCAACTCACTCTCACTTACAGTGAAGTTAGCAGTTACTTCGATAGTTGCTTCACACTTGATAGTCGCCATGTGTAATCCTTAATGAATGGTTACGTTAGCGGGAGCAGCCAGCACTTCTGCCATGGCTTCATCGAACAACTTACGATCGATACTCCAGATAATTGGCGCAGCATGTGGATCTTCAACATGACCCTCACGCACAGTGACAACATCCAGTTCAGGAAACTTCATCATGGTACGCACGATGTCACTCTTCAGATCAATGAGTGCAGCAGCAGTTGCATGAGCAATTGTTGCAGTATTGCCATGTTGATACGCAATGGTGTAATGCATAGTTATATACCTATTAGTTCAGCCATCAGGATTGGTTTGGGTACTTCAGATTCTTCGATGTACTTGCGGGAACCTCTGTCTTGATTTACTTCAACCCACATGCCCGGACGCATGCTTGACTTGGCATACTTATTACCCAGCCATACTGGATCAGGGCAGTCATCACAACGAGTGACAGTCCCGTCATGGTTTAAGCGGAGCATGTAGTTCACAGCTCCAGGCCCTCTCTTCCAAGTGTCGAATAGCAGCTTGGATACATCAGCTAGTTTGATTCCCATATGGATTCAGCCTCGTCATAGAACTTCAAGTACTGAGCGTCCCAATACTTGAAGTTACTTTCTGCCAGGGGCTCCACAACACATGCTGAGTAGCCATAGTACGAGCATAGCCGTACTGCATAGTGTACGGTCTTCTGACGCCACCATGCGTATAGCAGGAGCTCACGCAATGTAGTTTGCCTATGCATTGGTATTACCTCAGAAAGTAAGGGTCAAGTCTTTAGGCAGCAGATTGGTCTGCAACCACAAGGCCGCTGCCTCAAGCACATCACCATGGCATGCAGCAGGCTTACAGCAGCACACAAGGTTCTTGCCGTGCAACTGACGTACTGCATCAGCGTAATCAGGATCGACCCGTATACGCTGCCACAGCTCGCTCCTGAATCGTTCGATGACCTCAGCCCTTGGATGAGTGACAGAGATGGGATAGGGATTACCCCAAGGAGAGCCACGCATGATGTTGATGGCATCAGCAGGTACACCTTTGTGGTACTTGTTAAAGACAGGCATGAGGACACCTCTATATAAGAATGATAACCATTACAACAGCGTAGCTGTAGAGGTTAGATTATAGGAGGAATATAGGTATTAGCTTAATATAGGGATAGGATATCGGAATGAGAGATACCTGTGTAAAACAGGTGTAAAAACACTGTATTGGGTCAGATTAGTCTCTTACTCCCTCACATGTAGACATTAACCTGACTAATTAGGCTAATTGGTAGAAGGGATCTACTAGGTTAACGATACTGACTACTAGTGTGCTTCGTTGTGTGCTCTTAAAAGGTATGCACCCCACTCCTTAGAGTGAGATGCAAGGTAGAGAACACAGAAGGTTACTCCTGGATATAGACAATGATCCCTGCGATCACAAGACCGGCAGAGACCAGAAAGCACAGTTGAGCTAGTTGGTATTGCAGATCAAGGAAGGCAGAGATCATGGTGTTACCCCTTAGGCAGCGTTAGCCGTAGGAGAGTTGGCAGTTTCCCGGAGTTTGACGTCCAGGTTCTTGAGCGACAGAGCTTCTTCAGCAGCGAGTTTGTGATCCTCGATGGAATAGGCAGAGCGCATTTTCTTCAGTTGTTGCACACGTTCCAAGGAAGTACGTTCGTTGAAACCAGCAGCTTCACCTTCGACGAAGGAGGCAGCATGATTAGCAGCGTTGGACAACTTGGCACCAGCCTCGAAGAGGTTAGCGAACATGGCAAAGAATTGACGGAGCATAGCGAACATGGTGTTACCTCATGAGTAGTGAGTTGGACACACAACGTATCCAGTACATAGGCGTAGCCTTAGTGCATCACAGTGTAGAGCGTGAAGCAGACAGCTATCAGCGTGAGAACACCAACAACGTTGGACAGTGTGAACATGTAAGCCTCCATGGTTAGGGACATCCCTTACAGCACCGTAGGTGGGGTGGGTCATGAGAAAAGTGGTTTACACGAGACACCGGGGGGGTAGGTTTGGCAATGAGGCGCCAGACATTAAGTATTGCGTTAGCCTCCCTATATGAAAATTTCCTACAACGCGAATTCCTACCAAAATTTTTTATACTCTGTACACTAACCCGAACTATATCTACCCGAGGGTTTAACCATGCCACTCTTCCGTAAGAAGCCTGTAGAAGTCGAAGCTGTTCTGTTCACCGGTACTAATGACTCTCTTGATGAACTGATTGCCTTTGTTGGGGCGCAGCTGGTCATGGGTAAGGTAGCTGTCTACGAACCCATAGATCACATCTGTGATATCAAACAAATCACTGGCTATGTGGATCATCCGCACATTCAGACACTTGAAGGTCTGATGCACGTGTCTGTGGGTGACTACGTGATCAAAGGTGTGCAGGGTGAGTTCTACCCTTGTAAGCCAGACATCTTTGCTACCACCTATGAGGAAGTCGTATGAACGCAGCCCAGTCGTTTACTTACCTGGGTTCGAACTTACCTGACCTGAACGTCATGCTCACTGGTTTGTTTGGACCCAGTAAGGGTGGTGCTTGGACATTGACCAAGGTCATGGCTGGGTGTGGTCGTATCGAAACCAAGGCAGGTGATATCTACTTCCGTGCAGGCGATACCGTCTGGGTTAAAGGCACTTCTATTCTGGTGGCCCCACTATGACTGCCCTGCGTCGTAAGAAGGATGGGGTTACTCACACTGGCTTCATGTACAAAGGGCCGTTGCAAGACTTGCCTATGTGGATGAATCCAGTGATTGAGGCTGGTTTGATCAAGCCAGTGACGGCTACTTCTCCTATGGAAGTGAAGATCATCACGGGTAAGTTCTGGCCAGTGTTTGCTAATGATTGGATCATTGTCAGTCCGACGATGGACTGTTACCTGATTGCCGATGAAGACTTGGGCAATGTTTATGAGATTGAAGGAGTAGGGAAGTGACTCTACCAACTAGCCAGGAACAGGCTCTGTCTGTTGAGCAGTTCAAGCAGGCGTTGCCTGCGAAGATGAAGAAGTCTGTGTCTCCGCAGGTGGTCAAGTCGGTCATTGATATGATCAGTGATCCCAACTTGCATGAGACGTTCCGGGAGAACCTGATTGGGTACACCAACGTCATCAATGATGGTAAGCACAAGCTTGAAAGCTATGTGAATGCGGTCAAGTACTGTACGTACAAGGTGATGGGCAAGACCAACATCGATGCGTATATCCTGACCTTTCCTGATCGGTATAACGACTTCTTGACCCGTAATGTGCCGGCCAAGGACATTGCCAGCTACGTGACTGCCTATAACAAGGGCAAGTTGGTCAGTGCGATCATGGAACAGTCTCTGATTCCTTCTTGGATTCTGAACCAGGATTTGTATCAGAAGGCGCTCAATGTGCAGGCTGAACTGATGGTCAGTGCCAGCAGCGAGAAGGTGCGGACGGATGCAGCGAACTCGATCCTCACGCACTTGAAGATGCCGGAGAAAGCCAAGGTGGAGTTGGATGTAACGTCTGAAGCCAGCGATGCAATCAAGGCTTTGCGTGACAGCACCCTGGCGTTGGTCGAGATGCAGCAGCAACAAATCCGTGAAGGGAAGATGACTGCACTCGGCGTGGCTGAGCGTGGGCTTACGTTTGACAGCGAAGGAAACCAGGTATGAGTGACGAACTGTACAAGAGTGTTATGGGTGTGGTCCGTGGACAACCGCAGCCACTCATGCTGGACAAGTGGGGTACCGAGGAGGAAGCCAAGACTTATTCCGAAGGTGGGTACAAGAAGTTCTGGGGTCTAGGGGAAAAGAAATGAGTGACCACGACGAAGCCATTGTAAAGGGGGTGGAAGAATGGCTGCGTGATGTCTGCTACGCCGATGACCCAACGTACATGCCAAGCAAGTTTGCTTTGGAGTTCATCACCTTCATCAAGCTCGTGAACGGGGGCGAGGGCGAAGAGAACAAGACGCCTGTGCTGCACCTGAACATGCTGGATAAGGTGGCCCAAGCCAAGGGTGATCAGGTGCGGATTGCCAACATGGTTTTCCGGGGGGCAGCCAAGACTACCCTGTTGGGCGAGTACCTGTTTCTATACCTGGCGGTGTACGGCAAGCTGCCAGGGTTTGGCAAGATCAACTTGGCCTTGTACGTGTCGGACTCCATCGACAACGGGGTCAAGAACATGCGCAAGAACTTGGAATACCGGTACGAGAACTCGGACTTCCTGAAGAAGTACCTGCCACAGAAGGGGGTGAAGTTCACTGACATTCGTTGGGAATTCACCAACATAATGGGCAATACGTTCATTGTGAAGGGGTATGGTGCGAAGACCGGGGTACGGGGTAGTAAAGAACTGGGCACACGACCACAACTGGCGGTGCTCGATGACTTGCTGAGTGACGAAGACGCTCGTTCGGCTACTGTGATTGCTTCGATTGAAGACACGGTATACAAGGCGATTGACTACGCATTGCACCCGGACAAGAACATGATTGTCTGGTCTGGTACACCGTTTAACGCTAAAGACCCGTTGTACAAGGCAGTCGAGTCCGGTGCCTGGAATGTCAACGTTTACCCGGTATGTGAGAACTTTCCGTGCACACGTGAGGAATTTCAGGGGGCTTGGCCTGATCGTTTCACGTTTGACCACGTGAACGAGAAGTATCGTAAGTCTGTGTTGGCCGGGAAGGTGGATACCTTCAACCAGGAACTTATGCTGCGAATCATGTCGGATGAGGACCGACTGGTGCTGGATGGCGAGATTACTTGGTACAAGCAAGAGAACATGCTGCGAAACCGCAGTAACTTCAACTTCTACATCACTACTGACTTCGCCACCACGGCCAAGACCGCAGCTGACTTCAGTGTTATCAGTGTGTGGGCGTACAATGGAAACCAAGATTGGTTGTGGGTAGATGGTATCTGTAAGCGACAGGACATGGGCGCAAACGTGGATGACCTGTTCCGACTGGTTTCTAAATGGCGTCCTATGTCGGTGGGTATTGAAGTCAGTGGGCAGCAAGCTGGTTATATCCAATGGCTTCAAGGTGAGATGATCAACCGGAACGTCTACTTTAACTTCGCCAGTGAAGGGAACAGTAATGCACCGGGTATTCGTCCTAGCACCAACAAGATTCAACGCTTTCACACCGTGGTGCCGTTGTTCAAGTTGAAGAAGATCATGTTCCCTGAAGAGATGCGTCAGAGTGCAATCATGTTGGAGATGTACAACGAAGTCTCACTGGCTTCGGCCTCTGGCTTCCGATCCAAGAAGGATGACTTCCTGGATACTATCTCTATGCTCTCAGTGATGAAGCCCTTCGCGCCCAGCAATGAATCAGATGTACACTACAACGAACACGGTGGTTATTGGGATGCGGATAAACCATCGCCTGAACCATCGGTTATGAACAGCTACCTTGGGGGCGTTTAATGAAACTGCGCGATGTACTGAACACCATGGCTTCCGGGGAGTTGAGCAACCTCTCACTCTTCAATGAGCAAGGGGTATTGAAACCTGAGCATTACAGCAAACTGACGACCAGTATCAACCTTGGTTTGACGGACCTGCACACGCGGTTCCTGTTGAAACTGGGGTCGATCACATTGAACTTGCAAGCAGGGCAGACGGTGTATCCGTTGAAGCCCATGTACCAGGTGGGTAACCGTGCGCCAGCAGGGACGGTGCAGTTCATTGAAGCTGGGGAAACCAAGCTGAAAGACAACCTGCTGAAAGTTCAGCAAGTGTTTGATGATTGTGGGCATGAGCTGGGTCTAAATGACCATGATGCTCGCCGTGGTGTATCGACTACGACCTTCAATGTGTTGACCGTGCCTGAGTGTTTGCAGAAGGACTACGGTGTAGGGAAGGTCAGTGTGTCCTACCGTATGAACGCCTTGCCTATTCGCGAGTGCTTCGGCGAACTGGATATTGACGCTATTGAAGTGGACCTCGACTACAGTCACTTGTGGGCTTTGTGTTTGTTCGTGGCCAGTCGTGTACATAACCCATCTGGCTTCGGCACCGGTGGGGTACACGAAGGGAACAACTACTACGGCAAGTACATTGCTGAGTGTGATCGTCTGGATGCAGCCAACATGCGTCTTGATTATGTGGCTGACAACGTGAAAGGCCGACAAAAAGGCTTTCCATAAGAAATAGAAAAGGGGCCTAAATGGCCCCTTTGTTTTGTTGCACCGCTCCCGGCATTGTGAATCACTGTCGCTACTATCCCGTCAAAGGATCTACTGGTGTCGTCTCATGTCCAAGACAGAGCTGACTCTACACTACTTACCTGTACTTCCGAAACCCCCTTCGCCACGATCAGAAGTGGGAAGTTCTTCCACCAATTCTGGTGTGAAGTTACCCGCTGGAACCAGAATGAATTGGAACAGGCGTTCGCCTTCTGCCCAACCAAATTCCTGCCCTTCCTTGGTTTTAACTGCAACCATCCATTCACCCCGGTAGTCGCTGTCGATAACACCACAGGTATTACGAAGTTCTACACCGTGTTTGGCACCGGCACTGGAACGTGGCAGGATAAGTGCCACATAACCTTCGGGAACAGCTGCGCTGAACCCCAGACCCACCAATTGAGTGTTACCAACTTCACACTCACGCAAAGCGCCAGCAGATGGCATGAACAAGTCATAGCCTGCTGCACTTGCGGTACCACGTTGCGGGAGTTGGAAATTAGGGTGCAGTTTCTTGAATTGCATTATGATTAGCTCACTTTACTAATTAATAGGATTGCAACATGCCTGAAGCCATTCAATTACCTCCAGGTTCGGAGGACATGAAGCTTACAGATTGGGCCAAAGAACCCGATTTGAAGCAGCTCAAACAAGACTACGAGGATTCTCGTTCTACGCATTCGGCTCAGGTTTCTCAAATCAATGAATGGCTTGATCATCTGTTTATCCGTGATGGGGCCAAACTTAAGCCAGCTGCTAACCGGTCTTCGGTGCAGCCTAAGCTTATTCGCAAACAGGCTGAATGGCGATATGCCAACCTGAGCGAACCTTTCCTGTCCTCGCCAGACATCTTCAATGTCAAGCCAGTGACCTGGGAAGATCGTGATGCAGCTCGCCAGAACAGTCTGGTTTTGAATCACCAGATGAACAACCGTCTGGACAAGCAATTGTTCATCGACAACATGGTGCGTGCAGCCGTGGACGAAGGCACGGTAATCATCAAGACCGGTTGGGAATACCGAACTGAGACGGTGACTGAAAGCTATCCAGTGTTCCAGATCATTCCAGATCCGAAGGGCGAGGAAGAAATCCTGCGCCTGGATCAACTGTTCAATAACAGTCCAAGCCAGTA